CGTGCGACTCGGCCGCCGCCTGTGTGCTGGCCACCAGTTCAGGCGACACCAGGCCCAGTCCGCGAGCTGTGGACCAGGCCGCGAGGAAGACCCGCGAGTCGCCATCGGCCGCCTTGCCCAGCCCCACGCTCAGCGCCATCGCCAGCGCCGGGGCCTGCTGCAGGGCCACGCTCAGCAGGGCATTGATCGCCGGTTCAGACTGCACCGCCTGGCCGAACTCCAGCCACCGGGGCGGGTGCGTCTGGCGGTAGTAGGCCTCCTGCTCGGCCTCGGTCAGCGGCATCAGTTCCCACTGCTGCAGCCACTGGCCGTCCTGCTCCAGCGGCTGCACCTCCACCACCCGATGCGTCGCCGGGTCGTAGGCGGGCTGATCCAGCGGCTTCACGCGAAACACGCCGTACTCCGCCAGCTCGCGGTCACTCGGTGCCACGCTGAACGACCGGGCCGGCTCGTCCTGCCGGAGCTGCCCCAGGCTGTAGGGCCAGCGGATTGGGTCGAGGCGGATCAGGCTCATGACTGAACGGCAAAGGCAGCGACGGCATCGGTGCTGGCGGTGCCGAAGAACGTCAGGGACAGGACGCCGGTCTTCGATGCGGCGATGTTGGCGGGCTTGCTGCCGACAAACACCCAGCCGGCCGGGAACGTCAGCGTGCGCTGGGTCGCATCACAGATCAGCCGCAGCACCACAGATCGGCCGTTCGCTCGGTTGATCGTCGTCAGTGACAGATTGCCGGTGAGGCTGATCGTCCGGTACTGGCCATCCAGGGCCGCCATGTCCAGCTCGACATCAGCGGCATAGGTGACGGTGCTGAACGATGTCGCCGGGGCCAGGCCTGCTGCGCTGGTGGTGACTACGGCCGGCAGTGGGTGGACGTGATCTTCGCGGGCGTAGTCGGTGCTGGTGCCGATCGCCGCAGCGCTTGCCGGGGCCAGGGGGGCTACGTCAGCCGGTGCCGGGATCGCCGGCTTGTTGAGGATCTGCGCATCGCCGCTGGTGGCGTTCCAGTCCGCGTTGACGTTGACCTCAGCTCCAGCCGCGATGCCGTCGAGCTTGGCCTTGTCCTCCGCTGACATCGAGCCGGCGGCGCTGGTGGTGGCGGGGCTGATCGCCACAGTCTGCGTGCCGGCGTCATAGGTCAGCGGCGCCGTGGCAGCCACCACGCCAGCAGGCCCCTGGGGGCCAGTCGCACCAGCTGGACCGGCGGGGCCTTGGGCTCCGGTCGCACCAGCTGGTCCTGTGGCGCCCGTTGCTCCCTGTGGCCCCTGAGGCCCGGTGTCGCCGGTGTCACCCTTTGGCCCCTGCGAACCGGTGGCGCCTGCTGCACCCGCAGGGCCTTGCGGTCCCGTCGGCCCGGCGGGGCCTGCTGGACCAGCTGGTCCCTGTGGGCCAGTTTCGCCTGCTGGGATCAGCCCGGCGATTGCGCTCATTGTCGTGCGCTTATTTGCCCCACCCTGCAGGACCGGCACCACCTCCGTGCCTGTCAACGTCGTTGCTGCTGGCAGCTGGGAGATCTTCGTATCAGCCATCAGGCCTCCAGTAGCAACGCGCCATTGTTTTCCAGCAGCAGCAATCCGCCAGCCTCCAGTGTCAGCCTAGGAAGCTGAATCAGCTCCAGGCTCGCCATCATGTACGCCCCATCGCCGATCACCATTGGCTCACGCACGGCGTAGGTCAGGCCTGCGACATCAATCGTGTCGCCATACCGCAGACCGGAAAACTCCGCCGTCGGCAAATTGTGCAGCATATACTCCACGCTGATCACATTGCCGTCGCTCACCAGCTGCGCATTTTGCTCCAGGATGCCCTCACCGGAAACGGCGCCCCAGATCACTGGGACGCCGCCAAGGTTCCGGTTGACGGCACGGGCCAGCAGGTTGTGACGGCTGGCCCAGCTCATCAGGCCAGCAGCACGTTGACCGTGGTGGCCGCCTGGTTGGCGGCAGCCATGGCGTAGCCCACCAGCTTGTTGGCGCCGGTGTCGCTGTCGCCCGTCACCTTGCCGGTCTTGAAGTAGACCGGGCCGCCAGCAGTGCAGGCATCACCTGCGGCGCCGGTTTGCTTGGGCAGGGCGTAGATGCCCTTGCGGCAGATGATGCCGTTAGCGCCGTTGGCGATGTCGGTCACGGCGACACCGTGAAGCGAGCCGAACTGCACCAGATCACCGGCGGCGATGGTGGCGCCGGCCGTGATCTCGATGTAGTCGCCCTCTTGGACGTGGTTCTTCATGGGTCAGATCCTCAGGGGGTCATGGTGATGATCAGGCGCCAGCGGAGCGCACGAAGCCCCGGTAGTCGCTGAGGGTGCAACCGAAGTCCATCCGCACCAGCAGCTCGACACCATCGGGGTCGCGCTTCTCGGTGGTCGTGATCGTCGGGCCAGCCTCGCCAGCGAGGTAGCCATAGGTGATCATTTCGACCCGGTTGGGTGCGCTGGTCAGGTACCAGTAGGCGGTGCTGTCGTCGGAGAGACGGGGCTCGACGATCAGCTGCACACCGGAGGCGAACGGGTTGGGGCCGCTGCTGCCGGTCAGGCTGGTCGGCGCATAGCCCGTCGGGAAAAGGAACTGCAGGGCCGTGGTCTCCAATTCCGGCGGAACCACCAGGAAGGCAGGCGCCAGGTTGAGGCGGTTGCCAGCCAGGTCGGTCTGCTTGCGCAGCTTCACCTTGGCGGCATCCATGCCGGCGATGCCGATCACGGACGTGGCGCCGGTGATGGTGTTGTTGTGCGAGCTGTGGAACAGGGCCTGGCCGTCAAGACTGACGGTGGCACCAGAGGCGCCGGTGGTCAGCAGCGACCAGATCATGTTCGACTCAAGGAGTCGGCAACCACGACCCAGCATCTCGGGCACACGGCTCAGAGAATCCAAGTCATCGTTGATGATCGCGGCCCTGGTGACCGCAATTCGCTTTCCGTACGTCGAGAGATTCCAGGTCGCTTTCCCTTCGGTGAGCGTGCCGGACTTGTACTCGCCGCCCTCAAGGATCTGCTCAGGGACGATCTGACCGGCGATCTGCAGATCAGTGACCTGCTTGAAGTCGGGCAGGTTGCGCTGGCGGGCAAGCGGCGCCCAGGTCTGCGGCTCCTCGGCATAGGCCGCGAGCAGCGTCTTGTTGGCGACGTTGGCGAACAGGTTCGGGAAGTCGCTGGTGCTGTGGAAGGCACGCTGCACGACCTCGTTCTTGCTCATCCCGAGGGTGTTGACACCACGGGACTGCAGGTAGCCGCGGCACATCTCCAGACAGGTCAGGCCATAGGCGGCCTTGCCTTCCTCGGTGGGAGCGGAGATCAGGCCGGCGCGACGCTCCAGCTCAGAGTTGAACGCACGGACGAGAGATTCACCGCTGTCGCGGGTGACTTCGATCCGGGCGGGATGGCCAGCGGTCACGGGTGCCTCACGCTCAAGACGGGTACGGAACTCACGCACCACAGCGGTCACCGCTTCGACCTGAGGCCGGCCGCGGTGATCAGCCAGGATGCGCTGAATGGTGGGCTCGTCGAGCTTGGCCTCAGAGGCGGCACGACGCACGGCCAGCTCCAGCTTCTCGTCAGCGGCGCTGCGCTCCACCTGCTCGACAGGCTCAGCAGCAGGCGCGACAGAAGCGGCGCAGACTTCGGGTTGGGTCTCGGTCTGGTCTTCGATCACCGGGTCGCCCCCGGCCTTCAGTTCATCGGACATCGGGGGGTCTCCCTGAGGTTGTTCACCGCGCATCACGGCGTGCGTGTCCTGGCCAGCGGCCACCAGGCTCACAAGCTGCGGCTCCCAATCGGTCGCCATCAGCAAGCTGCCGGGTGTCTCTGCCCAGGCGTAGATCCGGGCATCAACGCTGAACCTTGCCGAGCCAGTCCGCAGACGAGGCAGGGCCAGATCCATCGCGGCCGGTGGACCATCGACGACCACCTTCCCGACGAGTTGATTCGTGCCATCAGCGGCACGCTCCAAACTCAAATCGGTTACCGCTCCCCAGATACTTTCTGAGGTGCGCAGGTGGTCATAGTCCGCAGGCAGCGGCCGTGCCGGCCAGCGGATTGAATCGGGGCTGTGGACCAGCTGGAAGCCATCGCCCACATCGGCATCCGTTGAGATGACGATCTGCGCCGAGCGCGTCTCCTCATCCCAGGTATTCGGCGCCAGAAGCGCCATCCTTTGCAGGCGTGTGCAATCCATGGCTCAGGCTACGAACTACGCGATCGGTGCCTGTTGCTCACCACCAGGGATTACGGGCGGGGCTGAAGTCATTGGCGCTGATGCGCCATCGCTGGACAGCGCCAACCCAGCCGCACGCGCACGCGCCATGTCGTCGCCCAGCTCCTGGATCACCAGCTCCGGCACATAGCCCAGCATCCGGTGCAGCTCGCTCAGGCTCATGACGCCGGCCTTGATGGCATCGATGTAGGCCGGCAGCTCGCGGGCTGGATCCACCAGCCAGGTGACCGGCGGAGTCCACTCAAACCGGGCGGTGCCGCGACCCATGGACGCCATTGCCACGGCGTCGCGATACCAACCGGCGAGGGGCTGGAGGAATTGCGGGATGATGATGCTCCACCGCCAGCGGGCCACAGCCCTGCGCATCTCCACCCAGCCCATCCGGCCGCTGCTGAAGTTCACCTGTGACAGGTCGCCGGTCAGCGCTTCGTAGGTGATCTCGTAGGCCTGCGCCACCGACAGGAGATGGTACTTCTGCACCGACACGAAGTCGCCGGAGCTGGGCGGCTCGGAGAATCGGACATTCTTCCCAGGCGGCAGGATCTCGATCGCGCCTGGCTCCAGCTGATCCAGCAGCGCGGCGCCTTCCTGCCTCAGTGTCGGGTCGCCTTCGCTGTCCTCCAGGAAGGCCATGAAGCAGGCGCTCAGCTTGTCCTTGAGCAGCTGTGCCGCGTCACGGTCGCTGATGTCCCGCAGCTTCAGCAGCGCCGCCACGCCGAACGGGACGCCCGTGGCCTGGCCGGGTCGGCGCAGATCGTAGATGTGGCAGATCTCATTGGCCGGCACGAAGTCCGAACCAAGCCGCGAGGCGGTCCAGTCGCTCTCGCCGGGGTGGTTCTTGCGGATCCAATAGCCCTCCAGCCGGCCATCCTCCCGGTACTGCTTGCCGAACCGGATACGGGCGCCGTCATCCTTCGACAGGTCCAGCCAGTCAGGTTCGAGGACCTGAATCTGCAGCGGCGGCAGGCCACGCGCCAGCAGCTCCTCGTTGATGCGCCGACGCACCAGGCAGCTGCCGCGTACCGCCACCGTGCGCGCGATCAGGGCCTGCTTTGCGTAGATGTTGCCCAGGCCGTCCCAGTCGCAATCGAGCGACTCCGACCACTCGCGCCAGGCGTTGACGTAGCGCCCGGTCGCGCCGGGGCCGACGGGCCGACCGATGATGCCATCACCGACCCAATTAGACACCACCACGCTGATCGCCTTGCTGGCCCACGGGTCGCTATCCACCAGGTCCTGGTGCCTGGCAACGATCCGCTGCAGCGACAGCCGGAGATCGGCGTTTGGCCCCTTGCTGTCGGTCAGCCAGTTGTCGGTGCGACGGCTCAGCTTCGCGGCCTCAAACGCCCTGAGGTGCGTCTTCGCCAGCTCCAGTTTCGTTGCCCTCAGCGCCAGCTCCAGCTGCTTTGCACGCTTCCCCATCACGCCCTCCGGAAGCTGTAGTAAATGCGCTCGGGGCGGCGGGTGGACTGCTCCAGTTCCTCGGCCATGATCCGCTCAAGCTGCCGCATTTCCGCCAGGCTGCGATATTCCACAGTCCGGCCATTGGCGGCAACTTTCGTCACGCCCTCGGCGATCGCGGCGCGAAGGTCGTTGAGCTGAGTCTGGGTGTAGGCCATGGCTCAGGCTACGAATTGAGCCAGCTGGATTTCCGGCGCTGGACTGTTTGGGCTGGTGGCTCTGGGCCGGCGATCAACTGTGCCTGAAGCTGATCCCACATGGTGGCCTTGTTGTAGCGGCGGGAGAGTAGTTGCAGGGCGGCGTAGGCGTACCTGGTGCAGTCCCCCGCCTCGTCGTGCTCACCAGCCGGGAGGATCCACTCGTACTGCGTGAAGCCCTTCACCATCTTCGGTTTGCGCTTCCACGGGAACAGCTCTTCCAGGAACTGATCTGTCGCTGCCTCGCCCAGGTGCAGGTAGCCGGGGCCTGGCGTCTCGTTCCGCAGCCGGCCCTGCAGGTGGCTGATGCTGGTGTCGGTGCCGATCGGGTACAGCAGCACCGAGCGCTTCTGCACCGCCTGATTCTTGCGGTTGATGTCCACCGCCACGCCCTTGCCGATGATCGCCTTGCCCTTCTGGCTGCTGCCCTTGATCGGTACCCAGCGCGAACGTGTCCGGCAATACTCCCTGGCCCTGTGCGTCGCATGGCCGCCGTCATCGATGGCGCCCTGCGCAATCTGCAGCTCTCGGCCGTCATCGCGCCGCCAGCGGGTTTCACTGATCCGGTCCAGCTGCTCCCACACCTCATCCGCCTGCGGGTCGCCGTGGATCTCGAAGTGGCCCAGGTGCCAGCCCTCCTCCCCGTGGCCCCAGCCCCAGAGCGTCACCACCAGCCGCTCACCCAGCGATCCGCCGCCGCCCTGCACGTCGACGCCTGCGGTGATCACCAGCACGCCATCGGGCACGCTGCCGACCGGGTAGCCGTTGCCGGTGTCGATGTCCTGCCGGCGCTTGGCCAGGCCCTCGGCGTTGAACTGGTTCTCGATCGCGTCCCGCCAGGCCTCCGCGGCTCGCTTGTTCACCCAGCCCTTGAGCAGGATGCGATCGGTCTGCGCCCTGACGAACTGATCGCGGATCTCGCCCCAGCTGATCCAGCCCAGCGGCGCATACCACCCGGGCAGGTGGAATCCTGCGGTCATGCCGTCGCCCTCAGCGCTCGGCACCCACACACCATCCGGCAGGAAGCGCGCCTTGTGGCGCTCCTCAAAGCGCTCGCCGCAGTGCATGCACTCATAGAGCACCTCAGCGTCCGGCCGCTCCCACTTGAACTGGGACCACACCAGATGTTGCCGCGCTCCGCAGGCCGGGCAGGGGACGTTGTAACGGCGCCGGTCTGATCGGCTCTCGAACTCCTTCGTGACCCGGCACGCTTCCGCCTCGCCTGGGGTGGAGGTGATCAGCGTCTTGCCGTTGCGGAAGTTGGCGGTGCGGGCCTCGAAGTTCTCCAGCGGGTCGCCCTTGTCGTCCATCTCTAGCGGGTAGCTGGACACCTCGTCGGCGAACAGGTTTGCTGCCGGCATTGACTGGCCAGCGCTGGCGCTGTTCGCCCCGGTCAGCACGAACAGGCCACCAGGGAACAGTTTCAGAAATGCGGTGTTGCCGCTGTCCCTGGCGCGTGGCGGCGGGATCCGCTCGGCGATCACCGGCGTCTCCCGGATGAACGGCTCCAGCCGCTGTCGGTTGAGGCGCTTGGCCATCTCGATCGTGGGCTGCGCCAGCAGCGTCGGCGCCGGCCGCCAGTGGATGATGTAGCCCAGCCAGTTGAGGCCAACCTCGGTCTTGCCCAGCTGGCTGCCGAACATCAGCACCACGCGCCGCGTCCTGCTGCTGGCGCTCAGGCAGTCCATTGGCTCGCGCAGGTACGGCGTTCGGCTGGTGCGCCATGGCCCCGGCTCCGGGCAGCCGATGCTGCTAAGCACACGGTGCGTCTCAGCCCACTCGCTGACGCTGCCGGTCACCTCCGGCCGCAGGCCCTCCAGGAACGCCTGCCGGTAGGCCAGCGCTGCGTCAGCCATCGGCCAGCGCCCGCAGGGCGGTGAGCACCTCGGCCTCGAGTAGCTGCTCGATCTCGAACGGGTCCGCCAGGGCCGCCAGGTCAGAGCTCACCCGGGGGATGATGCCAAGCACCCCCTCGCGGACGGCCTTCGCCAGCGCGAACGCCTCGCGCTTCATGGCGTCGATCGAGCCGACTTCCTGTCGGGCTTGCAGGGCCTGCACCTTAGCCAGCTCGGCTTGGTAGTGAAGCTTCCGTTCCTCGCTGATGTCGCGGCCCGGGATGGCGTCATCGCGCAGGGCCATCACGGCGGCGGCCACAGCGGCGGCAGCAGTGGTTGGCGGTGGCGTCGGCTCTGGCCTGGGTTCAGCCGGGCGGCGATTTCTGGCCTGGCCGGTGGCGCTGATCTTCGCGTTGTTGTTCGGCTTCGTGTTCCGGTCCCAGAGCTCTAGGGCTAGGTCGCGGTCCAACCACCGGCGGCCGTCCTTCTCCACGATTGCGGCAGCAATGCGGCTCTTCATCGCCGTGCTGACCGTTGGCTTGCTCACGCCTTTGATCAGCGCGAACTCCGCTGGCCTGACCAGCACCGGCATACCGTTAGAAGAAAGTTAGGAGGCCTGTGCACAGGCTAACGATGCCCTAACTTCTCCTAACTGGGCGGGGTCCGTGTGTCCAGAACCCGCATGGTGAGAAGGGTTTGGGGTCTGGCGCTAGCTGTGATGCGTCGTTTGAATACACC